ATGTACAAAATTCATTATGCGTTACAGACCTGCGATCGGTCTAATAGCCAAAATATATTGAGATATTGTGGAGAACCAAAATCCACAGTGACACAAAAATGTGTTACCAGCTTTCTTAATTCTGTAAAATATACCGCAGATCTAAAACCAGATACACACCATACCATCTGCGTATTTGATGACCATTCATCACAGGAAACGGTGGACTATCTACAACGATTAGCCGCATCATACACACAACACAATATTGCTGTTGAAGTGGTACAGTTGGACTCACAGGGCATAATGCCGTCGATCAAGGCCTGCTATCAATGGTTGTTGGCCAATGGACAAAACCTAGTGTATCAGGTACAGGATGATTATTTGTTCGAAGCATCGGCTATATTTGAAATGATAGATGTGTTCAATCAACTACAGCTAGACACCAATTCGCATGCCATTGTGGTGCCTTATCATGATCCCAGATACTGGCGCACAATCTATAGATACTCGCCCACACCCCGAGCAGTGATACCCGGAGCCAATCGTTACTGGATACAGTGCTATGATATACCTTGTACATTCATGACCAGCAGCCTACAATTTGCCCAACATCAAGACTTATACGAGCAATTTTTTCTCAAAGATCCCACAGATCAAACCATTGAACCAGATACCATAAACAAAATATTGGTCAATCGTAATGTACTTGGCCTAATGCCATTTGAAAGTCTAGCACTACACATGCAATCCAAATTTGAACAGGATCCCTACATAGACTGGCAATCTCGATGGAATCAAGTCCAGTTGATCTAACCAATCACATCCAGGATGGTTTGTAATTTGCCCTTGATGGTTCTGCTGTTAAGGGTATTTTTAAGACCGCTGTGTAGGGGCCTTGGCCAAGAGTTTAGATCCACCCAGGCATAACCAGTGTGCTCGTTGTTGAGTCGTGGAATAAATTCTCGTTCCACTATCAACACATAGGTGTGATAGTAAAAACTATCATCTCGGCTGCTGTACCATTCCAACGGAACAGTTTTGGTGATCTTGGGTTGTAGTCCTATCTCTTCAAATATTTCTCGGTTAAGTGTATCAATAGGAGTTATATCGCCGGGTTCTTTTTTGCCACCAACCAGGCCCCATGTGCCTGCGGTCTTGCCTTGGGCACGAAGCAACAACAAAAATCGTTGTGTGTCTTTGGCCAGAAATAATCCGCCACTACAAACTATCTGACTCATAGAACCAATCGCCAATCTCCGTTGGCATACACACCTTCGAATGATTTAGACCATTGTGTGCCATCCCATTCGTATTGTATGCCTGTGTACAAGTTAGTTATATAAGTTATTGTGGTGACCGTGGCAGAATTGAACACCGTTGACCAAGCGGCACCATCCCACTGAATGATATCATTGGCCACAGCATGGAAATCTGATCCATCTGCGTTTTTCCAGGCCGCAACACCAACAAAACCAGGAGAGCCATAGCCAGGATTGATGTCATCTAATATCAAATAAACTGTACTGGCCGCAACTCCCAACGGATTGTAGGTCTGTGGATTTATGATAGCATCAACTGTGCCTTGTCCATTATTCAATATGGTATTAGCAGGAATAGTATCTACATCAAAATTCAAATTCATCTGTGTTTCGTTCAAAGGATTCAGAGTCATGTAGGCCACAATTTCGTTGCCATCGGGCTTCAACAATCTCAATTGACTGAGTCCTGCGGTATATTGTCCAGGATACAGATCCAACAACTTGTGCCAAGATACAATATTTTGTGGAGCAGTGGTATCAATAGCCGACCCTTGATTGTTGGGTCTAATTAGCGTGGCATTGTTGTTGATCACCACAATGTCAAAATTACCAGGAGTTACCTTGACTGTGACATCAGGGTTGGTAAAGTCTTGAACCGCATTGGGGTCAGCAAAATTGATGTTGATGTCGCCTTGTGCCAATGACGCAACACTGTTGATGATGTTGGTCACAATGCCCAATTGTTTGACCTTGGCCGGTGCCGTGATCCATATAGGTGTTTTGAATGTCATGGTCAGGATGTCTATGTCGGCATTTACACCCTGTGGTATGGTTCTGTTGCTCCATACCTGATTGTCCAGAGTCAACACACTGAGACTGGTCCAGTCAATGTAGTTGGTGGTGGTTTGTAATTCCAGACTGGGATTGAACAACACCGCAATCTGTTCCCAGATTTGTAATTTTTGATCTGTGTTGGTGGTCCATATGTCAGCACAAAATGTAGCAAGATGCGGACTCGGCATAATACGATCCACACTATAGTTGGCACCTTGTTGGTTTATCGAAACATTGCCATTGGCATCAGTGGCTGTTTCGGCAATTTGTACGGTACTGACAAATGTTGGATCTTGCATTCTTGTTCGGTCAAATGCTAGGTCTTTGATATAACAAGCAATAAATGGAGCACTGGGAATAGTGTTCTCGCTGTTCTTTTTCATTATGTTGGCAGCCATGCGATTCATGTCACCATACACAATAGGCACCTGATACAAATTGCCGTTGACATCTTGCCAACTAAAGTTGCTCATGATCCTCATAAATTGTGTCAAGTATCTCTTTACTTGTGCATCATAGAAAAATTGCGATTTAGTACAACGGCGTTAAACCGAAGCCTCCTTATTAGTTATCTGCCCGTGGTTTAAGAGCCTTGCTCAAGGCCTGACGTTCTTGTACCACAACTCCTGCGATGGTTGCGGTATTGGTATTGTTAATAAAACTGGATTTTTGTGTTTGTCTCACAGTCTTGCCAGCAAATGGCCCAGTGGCTACATCTTGTTGTCCAAAATTATCCAAGGTCATTCTTACCTTGTCTTCGTAGAATATCCAGTGTGTTCCATTGAATCTAAACAATCTGTTGGGCAGGTAATCTACACGAAGATAAAATTGTCCAGCAGTGGGATTGCTGGGAAAACTAATTCCAGATCCAAACGGTATTCCATTGGGCGGAATGCCATCACCAGACAAGTATCCTACCACATTGGTATCAGGAGTGTTCAACACTGTACTAGCACCATCAACTGTGGAACTGGCATTGACCGCAGTTGTGCTGACATCAGCAACATTCATCAGTCCTGGATCAACAGCCGGTGGTACAAATAAATTGCTAGTATCATAGCCGCTCAATGGAGCATCCAATTCTGCTTGTGCGATAATTTGATCATTAATTTCAATACTCCTTTTGTAGATTGATATTAGATCACGTAATGTACTGCCATCGCCAGCACCGCTATCAGCGTTGAGTATTTCGGCAAATTCTTGACTATCAACTAAAGGTTGACATTTGGCACGAACCAAATGTGGATACCAGGTTGGACTATATCCCCTAGCAGGACGGCTAACATCTTGTACAACATAAAATCTTTTTAGGGCCACTATGCTATCATCTAGGGCGTATTCATCTTTTTGATGCGGTAATTCTATAACATCTCCGGGCATGATCTTGCGGCCCAGTGCGTCAAAATGACTGCGCAAATGAAAGTTGATGAATATTGTGTCGTTTTGTAAAAACATGCCAAATTGACTGAGATTAAAATCAATGTCTTGCATGTCATAGATTCCACGGATGATGTAAACATCAGGATCGTAGTGACGATCACGATTTTCCATGAAAATTAAATCTTGTATGCCCAGTTCAGGGATGGGATTTCCAGCGTTAATAGGAACAGCAGGACTGCTGTTGCCCGCTGAAGGATCCACTGGTCCCAGGTATTTGTGTACATAGATATCAGTGCCTCCGACTTGAAATTCTTCGTTGATTACACGATCAAGGAATTTAAAATCAGCACCTTTTTCTGGTTTATATAAACTTAGTCTTGGCATAGTAGTGTATTTATAGCTTCTTTGCCCTACAATTATCACCGTGCCATCTATAATAATTAGATCCTGTTGTTTCTTTAGCGCAATGAGGGCATACGTGTTTTATTCTCATTTTTGCTCGTTCAGTTATTTTAAGAAGTGTCTCATGAGAATGACGTTTACCTTGATTCCATACACCAACTTTTTTTGCGGTTTCTTTTCTTTTTTGAGATATTAAATTTTTTTCTTCAACTGTCCGAGGAATACCTTTATTCCAGGGAATTTTTCCAATATTGGCATTTGATACTTTTCGTTTAGATTCTTCAGATTGTTTTGTGCCTTTTCTCAAAGAACCGTATTTTAATCTTAACGATTCGTATGTACGAGAATTTGTACGATACCTATGCTGATGATCACCACCTTTAACTAACATTCTCCAGAATGCATGTTCCATTTTTTTTAACAACGCCGGTTCTACCATTTTTGTTAATAACCAATGGCATAAGAAATGTTCTCTGGCAGTTAATCTTACTAAATTAATTTTAGTGTCTGGCCCACCTAATGATTTAGGAATAATGTGATGCTTTTCGGAATATTCGTTTAAGATAGTCCGGGCTTTTCCTTTTTTGACAATTTGTAGGTACCACTGGGTATACTTGTTATCTATAAATAACATGCTGATGTTCCTTTCTAACGTTAGAGTAGTTGGGCCTGCCAGCCGCGAGCTACACCAATATTTATCAACTAAATAATATTATGACTGATACCGAAAACCAACGCCAACAAGTAATAGATTACGTTAGGACCATGTTAGGCGGTGGTCTTGTAGATGTGGAATTAGATCCTGTACACTACACCACAGGACTAGATCGAGCACTGCGCAAATTTCGTCAACGCAGTAGCAATGCTGTAGAAGAAAGTTTTGCTTTTCTTACTTTACAGGTTGACGAAAACAACTATGTGTTGGCACCTGAAGTTGAAAATGTCAGAAGAAT